TTTGATTGGCGGTAATATCCTTCAAATCAACTGCCCCGAACATGTGATGATTGACTGGCTGGTGATGGCTCTCCGAGGGGCCAGAAACGGCGTCAGCTCCACCAACATGACGGCTTCTGAAGTCCAGCCCGCTCGCAAGGAGCAGGCATGAGCCTCGGCGGTCGCATAGCATTGCTGCGGGCAAGGCGTGGCCTGTCCCTTCAAAAGCTGGCCGACCTTGTCGGCTGCACCAAGACTCACATTTGGGATTTGGAGCGCGGCCATACATCAAACCCGACACTATCGACCGCCATTAACCTGTCCAGAGAGCTTGGCTGTTCGCTCAGCTATCTGGCAGGTGTGCATGAAGTCCTGCCTGATTATGACCCAGCAGTAATCAATGTTGCGGCCCTGATGGACGCGGCGCTTCGTTCGCGAGGCATGCCGTGACGATTATCGTTCTGCGCAATCAGGAGGCGGCTGGACGGACGCGGCAAGGGACTATCGCCTCCGCCCAGCCATGCGCGACGAGGGACAGCGCGCAAATCAATTCGATTGATGTCGAAGAAATCAAAAAAGCCATTCGGTACGATCCGCAGACCGGCAAATTCTGGTGGCTCCCGAAGCCAATGGATTCGCCTCAAAATAGGGCGTGGAATGGGAAGAACGCGGGCAAAGAAGCGGGTACGCTTACTCACAACGGGTACGTACGCATCCGTATTCTTGGCAGACAGTTCAGGGCCCACCATTTGGCATGGTTGGTACACTACGGCGAAGAACCAGGCACATTTATTGACCACAAGAACCGCCTTCGTGCCGACAATAGAATAGAAAATCTCAGGCCAGCGACGCTTAGCCAAAATGGGGCGAATAGTGGTCTCTCCCCTCGCAATACGTCGGGGGTCAAGGGCGTGTCTTGGAACAAAGCCGCGCAAGTATGGACGGCATCTATCGTTATCGATGGGAAGAAGAAGCATCTCGGCTCTTTCCTGTCTCGTGAGCGAGCGGCGGATGCCTATCGTTTGGCCGCGCTACGTGCGTTTGGTGAATTTGCCAATCCGGTATCCGTCGAGTGCGAGCGAGAATCTCGATTGGTCGGGGGTGGCTCATGACGGACATTGTCATTGGAGGCATTTGCCCTTTCTCGAATTCGAAGCGCGGGATTGTTCGAAACCAGTCCCGAAACAGCGCCGCCTACCAGCCGCTTCGTATGCGGGCAGGTGGTAGTGACGACCGGACCCTCAACCGGGGCGGTATTGTTGCAAACGTCAAATTCCTGCCCGCTACCCAATCCGCGCTCAGTAATGCGTTCGCGGATACCGGAGTCTTGAGCCATGCCCTCCCGGCTCGGCTCCGGTTCAAATTCGTTGGAGCCTTCACGGCGCTCCAAGCCGTCTTTCCTCGCCTCCATAGCGCGCTTCGCGTCCTGCAAGACTTTGCGTGCGATGGGGCCAAGTCGTTCCAAGTCCTTTCCCTTTCCGCCCGAGTAATGGGCCTAGCTGCTGGTGTGTACGGACAACACACTGACAGGAGAAAAATGAAATGTCCGACAAAGGCGTTGAAGGATTCGACAAAATGAGTGTCGCGTATGTCAATGAGGCCAAGTCGATGGCCGACTTCATCGTACACAAGGCCCATCGGGGCCCTGGCGATACTGTAGACGCGGCTATGCATAGAGCCGAGCGTCTTTATGGCGTCCCGGCTACGTGGCTTCACCGGCTCCGCTACCGTGAAGTGGGCGATATGCCGACTTCGGCATTCTTCGCGATTTTCAACGCATACCGCGCCGCCTGCGACCTCGCTGACCGCGCCTACGAAAACGAGAGGGCAAAGCATGCTCCTGATACGGCGCTTGTGCGCTTTGCTGACGCTGTTGCTGGCAAGGCTTCTGAGAAGGAAGACGCGAAATGAACGCCCCTGAACCCGTCTCTCCCGGCTTACTCCGTCTTGTAATCCTCATGGCTCTGGCAACCGCTCCGCTGGCCTATCTGGCGTGGAGGGTGGTGGGGTGAGCCAGGAACGCATGAGCGCTGCCCAGGCGAGGGCGTCTCGATCTGAGCATTCTATTCAGGCTGAGATAATCGAATTTCTGGACAGAGTGCTTCCGGCATCCTGCTACGCATTTGCCGTACCGAATGGCGGCAAGCGCAATTCTGTTACAGGGGCTATCCTCAAGCGCGAGGGTGTGAAGGCCGGGGTGGCTGATATCGTCATTCTGCGCAATCCTGGCATGTGCGGACTGATCGAGGTCAAAAAGGCCGACGGTAGCCTTTCCAATAGCCAAAAGAATTTTCGTGACTGGTGCGCTGCTAATGGCTTCCCCTTTGCTGTGGTGCGCTCCGTAGGCGACGTACAGGCGGCTTTAGCTGATTGGGGCGTTCCGCTCCGGGGTAGGGCCGCGTGAGCGCCGAAGTCATCGACATTAACGAACGAGCTCGCGAGGTTTGGGAAGCATACCTCGAGGCCAAAGAGCGCGCCGAATATACCCGCAGCTTTCAGGATGCGCGCCGCGCTGGTCTCTTGTGGGGCCGTTTTCTCGGGCTGTATTCGCGCGACCCTGAGCCGCTAGGGGCCATCATTCCATACAGAAGGAAGACGCTATGAACGGCCTCCCGTACTACAAGGCTTATCCGCGCGACTTCATCGAAGGCACGGTCGGTATGTCGTTCGAGGTGAAGTGCGCGTACCGGGTCGTTCTCGATCTGGTTTATATGCAGGGGGGCAATCTTCCCGACGACGCTCGCTACATTTCCGGTCTGCTTGGCTGTTCAGTTCGGAAGTGGAAATCGATCCGCGATGAACTGGTCGAAACCGGTAAACTCGTCGTCTCGGGTGAGTTTCTGACGAATTATCGCGCGGTTTCGGAACTCAAAACTTTGTCGAAACTTCAAGATAAACAGAGTGAAAATGCATCAACTCCTAGGAAAAACAAAGGCTTAGAAAAGCCATCGCTTAACCATACAGAACCAGAACCAGATAAAGAAGAAATACCCCTTCGGGGGCCTGTGGCCGTGGGGGGTAAAGCAATCGAAGCTGAGGTGTTCGCGTTCGGCAAGAGCCTGCTGGGGAAGAATGCCGGCGGGGTAATCGTCAATCTCCGCAAAGTCTGCGAGTACGACGACGCCTACGTGCTGGAACTGCTCAAGCAGGCGGCGGACAAGCACGAGCCGATGGCCTGGGTGCAGGCGGCAATCAAATCCACCAAGGATCGTCCATACCGGGGAATGGTCAATGGCTTTGCCAGTGACGCCCCCGACATAGAAAGCCGGGACGACCGTGAGTGGCGTAAACGCGAGGCCGAAATCTATCGGAACGTCCTCTGATGGCCGACATCACTGAAATCAAGCGCATGTTGGCGGACCGCGCTCAGCCCGTGGCGGAAATGCTCCTGCCTGGTGGCCGCAAGGATGGGCCGGAATGGCGCGCCGGCTCTGTGGGTGGTGAGAAGGGGCAATCCCTTGGCGTCCATCTCGTAGGCCCCAAGGCCGGTATCTGGCAGGATTTCCAATCAGGCGAGGGCGGCGACCTGCTGGACCTGTGGGTAGCCTGCAAGGGCGGCACGCTGTCCGAGGCACTGGATGCGGCAAGGGCATGGCTTGGCGTCACAAGGCCAGAACCATATCGCGAGCCAAAGAAAGCCTTCACCCGACCGCCGAAGCCCCAATGCACGGAAGCACAAGGCCGGGTTCTGGATTACCTCACCGAAGATCGGAACATACCGGCTCAAATCCTGAAATCGTACAAGGTCGCAGCGCAGGGCAACGATATCATTTTCCCATTCCTGCTGCCGGATGGTGTTCTAGCTCTTGCCAAGGCGAGGGAGGCCAAGGATGGGGCCAAGCCACGTCCTACCGCTGCGAATTGCGAGCCTATCCTGTTCGGGTGGCAGGCAATCCCGGCAGACGCTCGGCAGGTCATCATCACTGAAGGCGAAATCGATGCGCTGTCATGGGCGGCGTATGGGTATCCGGCCATGTCTGTCCCCTTCGGCGGTGGCAAGGGCGGGAAACAGAACTGGATCGAAAACGAGTTCGAGCGGCTGGAGCGGTTCGAGAGGATCTACATTTCGACCGACATGGACCAGCCTGGCGACGAAGCCGCAGCGGAAATTGCGGCCCGTCTCGGACGCCATCGTTGCTATCGGGTTAAGTTGCCGGCCAAGGATGCGAACGAATGCCTTGTGTCGGGCATTGGCGAGTTCGCAATGGGCGAGGCGCTGCAAAAGGCAGAAGCCCTAGACCCTGAAGGATTGAAGCGAGCCAGCGATTACACCGACAAGGTCGTTCACCTGTTCTGGCCTGCCCATGAGGAACGGCAGGGCTATTCCGTTCCCTACGGCAAGATATCGGACAAGCTCCTATTCCGGCCGGCAGAAATGACGCTGTGGAGCGGCGCGGCGGGCTCAGGCAAGAGCCAGATCATTTCCGACTGCATACCGCACTGGATCAAGCAGGGCAGCCGCATTTGCCTCGCCTCACTCGAAATGAAGGGCGAGCAGACCTTGCGCCGCATGTGCAAGCAGACAGGCGGGCTTGACCGGCCAACCGGGCCATTCATCGAACACATACTGGATTGGCTCGACAGGGGCTTGCTGCTCTATGAGCGCGTCGGCAAGGCGGGTGTGCCGGCTTTGTTGGAAGTCTTCGACTATGCCCGCGCCAAGTACGGCTGCGACCAGTTCATCATCGATAGCCTGATGCGCCTTGGCATCGCCCAGGATGATTACAACGGGCAGGAAAAGGCTGTCTTCCAGATTGTCGACTGGACGATCCAGAACAACGTGCACCTGCATCTGGTGGCGCATTCCCGCAAGGGAGAACGCGGGCAAGGAGCGCCGGAAACCGAGGACATCAAGGGCGCAATGGAGATCGGAGCCAACGCCTTCAATATCCTGACGGTGTGGCGCAACCGTCGCCACGAGGAAGAACTAGGCGCAGCCAAGACTGAGGTCGAGCGCCACGAACTGGACCAGAAGCCCGGCGTCCTCCTGAACGTCGCCAAACAGCGCAATGGCGACTTTGAGGGCAAGGTCGGGCTTTGGTTCGACCAATCCACCTATCGTTATCACTCATCATTCGACCGTGGCGTTTGGGACCGGGTGTTCCTAGCGCGCGGTGAGCAGGAGGCAGCATGAGCGCGAGAAAAAGACTGGAACGTCAATTGGAATGGCGAGAAGGGGCTGCCGGGAAAAAGGCCGCCGGCCTTCGTGGCATGGCGGGGCGTAGCAATCTCGAAGAATTGGCAAAGCGCAGGGGTGAGATACCGGACGACAACCGCAATCTGACCGGCGTTGTCATGGGCGATCCGATCATCAATGACCCTCGATGCCCTTGGCGTCCGCACGTCAACATGGAGGCGCTGTGATGGCTTATTGGACGCCAGAACAGGATGCTCGCCTCGAAGAATTCATGCGTGAAGGCATGTCCGCCAGTCAGATCGGCGCACTGTTCGGTGTTTCGCGCAATGCGGTCATAGGCCGGGTTCATCGCAACAAGAAGCTCAAGGAAATCGGCCTGAGCCATCCACCGGGTAATCCCGGCAAGCGCGTCGAAGCGCTCAAGAAGCGCAAGAGCAGGGCGAAACCGGCCAGCGAATTGCTCAGGTCGCCAAGGCCGCAGCCGCAACCGAAGCGCCGCGTCAAGGTGGTGTCGCCCTCTATCCTGTTCGAGCCCGTGCCACCTAAGCCGCTTCCAGAGCCTGTATTCATCGCAGGCGAACGCCTGACAGTCGGCAGGCCGATTCATCTGCTCGGTGCCCATGAGTGCCGATGGGCGGTGAACGACGCGGACAAAGGCGAACTGCATCTGTTCTGCGGGGCACCGTCAGAAGGGCCGTGGTGTGAATGTCATCGTCGCAAATCAATCGGGATAGGCACCAGGAGCGAACAAATCGCCTCGCGTGTTCTTCTCGCCGCCTGAAAGGACCAGCACATGGGAAAGGTAGAGGAAGTCGCAAGGGCGCTCAGCGCGAGTGATGGCGCAAATTGGGATGCCAAAACCGATAGCGAGACAGCTAACGGCTGCACTCCTGATGAGCAGCGGGATTACTGGCGCGAGAAGGCCCGCGTAGCCATCGGAGCGATGCGAGAGCCGACAGAGGTGATGCTAGGCGCGATGAACGAGACAACGATCGAAGCGTGGGATGGAGATGCATTCTGGCCTGCGAAGGATGATTGCAAATCTCTGTTCAATGCCGCCATCGACGCCGCCCTCTCAGAAGACAAGGAGCAGGGGTGATGGAGAACGACAGGCTCACCGACGAACTGATGCAGCGGGCATCGAAGCTCATTCAGGACATTGAGGCGTTCCCGTCGCAAGGCACCATCTATGTCGTCAGCAGGGCGCTTTACGATGAGAGGAAGCGCGGACGGGAGGAAGCGGCGAAGACCTGCGACACGTTGAGCGATAGAGCGGATGAAATGGCCAAGGAATTCCCGACAAGTATCTACGAGCGTCGTGACTGTGGGACCATGTCTATCGCTTACTTGCGCGCCGCCGCCGCCATCCGCTCAGGGCAATAGACGCGCGGCAACTGACGAGGGACAGCATGAAGGCGAGGACTAAAGCGGCGAAACGAGAGGCAAAGAGGGGCAGGCCATACATGCAGGACGCAGCAAGAGAACCAAGCGGGCGCGTATCACGATCTGGCATCGATCACGGGCCCGCCGATATCGTGGCGTTGAAGGCGAGGGCACGTCACACAGGCTTACCTGTAGAACGGGCGAAGGATCAGAAGGCAGCAACCTTCATTGGCTATCTCAATCTGCTAGGTCCGCGAGACGGACTATCGGAAGGCCAGCATGAGGCTGTCGTCAACTTCATGTCGCTGCGCACGTCGTATCTCCGCGCCATCAAGGCTCCAGGTGTCGTGCTGGATGGCGAGATGGGCCAACCAAGCGATGAAGTCAGCGAGGCATACGAGGATTGGGTGCGCGACACCAAGGAAGCTTACCACGAATGCCGCAAGGCCATTCAGGAAGCGCAGAACGATAACCGCCATGTCAACTTATGGGCGGCGCTCGATATCTGCATCATTCAGGACCAGTGGACGCACCACATGATCGGAGACGTTAGAATTCTGTGCAATTCGCTTGCCCGGTTCTTCCGCACTTGACTTACCGCCGCAAATCACTGATTTTCTGCCATGTGATTATGTTACCCGTCTTGCGCGTCGAGGCGGGTTTTTGATTCCGCGAGAGCGGATCGAGTTGGGCAGGTCACGCCAACATGGAGTTGGCCACTCATAGGCTGGCTGGTCTCCTGCGCACCAACACAGATTCGCCAGCTTGCGGTGATCGCAGCAGCCCATTCAACCGCCGTCCCAAGACGGTGTAGCGAAACAAGACCCCGGACGCCTCTCCCGGACTGCGGTTCGGATTACGATGCGCATCTTCCAGCCGTGATAACACGGCGATCCGCCTGATCAGCGGGCGTGGGGTTATTCAATGCGAAGCGAACATAAATCCGGTTCGGCCGCCGCCTCGCATCCCATACAGGCTAACAGGCTCGCCAAGCGCGGGCCTTTTTCAATTCGGAAGGCCGACAACGCTTTCATACGGTTACGGATTTTAAAATGGCAGGAAACGCGAATAGCGGCAGGCGGCAGGAAAAGCCGTTTGCGGATGCGCTGCGCATGGAGATTGCCGCAGCCGGCGACGACCACAAGAAGCTGCGCAACATCGCCAAGGTTCTGCTCGAAAAGGCAGAAGCGGGCGACATGCAGGCTATCCAGATGGTTGCAGACAGGACGGACGGGAAGCCGGCGCAGGCTGTAGACATCGACGCGACGGTCCAGTTCGAAGACTTGCTTGCTCAGCTTAAGTGACCAGGACCTCGCCGTATTCCAGCGGCTCAAGAATGATTTCTCACACTACGCCGATAGATGCCTGCGCATTCGTGCAAAAGATGGCTCGATCCAGCCGTTCCAACTGAATGAGGCGCAAACCTACCTGCATTCGAGGCTTGAGGCACAGAAGGCGGAAACCGGCAGGGTTCGCGCGCTGGTCCTCAAAGGACGACAGCAAGGCATATCAACCTATGTCGGTGGGCGCTTCTATCACCGCGTTACACATCACAAGGGCCTGCGCTGTTTCATTCTCACTCATGAGCAGGATGCCACCAACAACCTGTTCGGCATGGTGGATCGCTATCATCAGCATGTTCCCACGCTTGTGAAACCGAGCACGTCAGCAGCCAACGCCAAGGAACTGTATTTCGACCGGCTGGAAAGCGGCTACGCAGTCGGCACGGCAGGGGCAAAGGCAACTGGCCGCTCTCAGACGGTGCAGTTGTTCCACGGTTCGGAAGTAGCCTTCTGGCCCAACGCGCCAACGCACTTTGCTGGTGTTGTCCAGGCCATCCCTGACTTGCCGGGAACTGAAATCATCCTGGAATCCACCGCGAACGGCATGGGCGGCGAATTTCACCAGCGCTGGCAGCAGGCAGAGCAGGGCATCGGCGACTATCAGGCCATCTTCATTCCGTGGTTCTGGCAGCCTGAATATCGGCGCGAAATGCCAGACGGATTTGAACTGGACGACGAGGGGCGCGGCTACATGGAAGCGCACAACCTCGAAGTCGAACAGATGGTCTGGCGGCGCAACAAGATTGCCGAGTTGAAAGACCCGATGCTGTTCAAGCAGGAATATCCTGCCACGGCAGCGGAAGCCTTCCAGATGACAGGGCATGACAGCTTCATCCCGTCTGAATTGGTCCTCAAGTCCAGAAAGGCGACGGTCGAGGCGTCTGGCCCGCTGGTGATCGGATATGACCCAGCCTGGAAGGGTGCCGACCGTCACTCGATGGCATTCCGTCGCGGTCGCAAGGTCGAGAAGGTCGAAAGCCGTTCGAAGCTCGACACGATGGCGGGTGCCGGTTGGGCTAAGCAGGTCATTGATACCGAGAAACCAGCCCGCATGTTCATCGATGTGGGCGGTGTTGGTGCTGGTGTCTATGACCGGCTGTTGGAGATGGGCTACGGCGATGTTGTCCGCGCCATCAACTTCGGCTCCGCACCGTTTGAGCCCCAACCGCTAGACGAGGCAGGCAGGCCAAAAGGCGGGTATGCCAATCGCCGCGCCGAGATGTGGGGCAAATCAAAGGAATGGCTGGAGGAAGCCGGCGGCACCAGCATTCCGGACCGAGACAGTTTGCAGGTCGATGCCTGCGCTCCGGGCTACAAATACGACAGCCTGAGCCGCGTCGTTCTCGAAAGCAAAGAAGACATTCGCAAGCGTGGCCTTCGCTCCCCTGATGAGTGGGACGCGGTGGCGCTGACGTTTGCCGAGCCTGTGCATGAGCCGAGGCCGAGGCCGAAGCCTGTCACGTACGGCGCTGGAAGCTGGATGGCGTAATGGCTGACGATGATCTTCTCAAGGAAGCCAAGGACGCCTTTACCGAGGCATCCGACGCATCCGATCACAACCGGCAGACTGCAATCGATGACGTGCGCTTTGCGCGTCTAGGTGAGCAATGGCCGGAAGCGGTCATGAAGCAGCGCGAGAAGGAGGGGCGTCCGTGCCTCACCATCAACAAGCTGCCGGCCTTCATCCGCCAGGTCGTAAACGATGCACGACAG